GCTCAACAGGTTAAGGGTGCTGCACAGAAGGGTATGGAGGTTACTCCCCGTCAGGCGATGGAGATTGGTGGTAAGAAAGCTAAGAAACTTGCGGAGGGGGGTGGTAGGAAGTTTAGATTGTGGACACGCAGGCTGAAAAAGTAGGGCTGCGCGTTTTTTTGCGGTGCCGAGGAAGGCACAGATAAAGTATGTTTGGAGATTTGTCAAGACTACCCCGTAATGGTGGAACTAACCGAAGAGCAGCGTGAAGAGAAGCTAGGCGAACTTGGGTATCTCTACACCCAGCTACAGAAGTACGCCGACACTAATCTTCTGAAGAG